TCAAGCGATTACGTTCACGTAATGCCTGAACTTCTAGCTTTGCATCTGCAGCTCGCTGACGGAATCCTTCAGTGGATTGGGCAATAGACGTGTTCAATGCGTTATTACGCATTTCAAGGGTGTTGCCAGCAAACTGTTCCCTAAGACCCTGAGCACTACTCAGACCCGCTTGTGCGCGATCTACACCACCTTGAGCGCGGGCTTGGTCTGCACCGGGTGCGGCTTCAATAAATCGTTGCTTAGCTGCATCTAGGCGTCTCTGAGCGGTGCTGATGGCTGCATCTAGTGTTCTTACTTGTGCATCGATTGCTGCATTCTGCTCTTTTTGAGCATTTTGTATCTGTAGTTGTGCTCTTGCGCTTCCAATTAAGTTGGCTTCAGACAATCTGTTCGATTCTTGCTGTAATCGACGCTCTATGTCATACCTATTGTTTAGAAGTTTAAGTTCATTATTGGCTTCTAGTTCACTAAGACGACGGCGATTATCGGCATTAATTTTAGCCAGTTGTTCTGCTGCATTTGCTCCGCCTGTTTTCTTACCCTTTGTCGGTTTGACCTCTTGACCCGGCTTATAATCTAGACCTAACTTTTTAAGCTCTTCAGCTAGCTCAGCCTCGAAGCCACTTCCCATCTTGTCAAACTTAGGGAAAGCAACTTCAACATCAATAAATAGTTTCTTGCGTCCTGTTAATTGTTCAAGTTGCTCGTTAGCTTCTTTTAGTCTGTTTTTTAAGTCGTTAACATCACTAACTTGACCTTTGTAATAAGTGGTATTTTTCTGAACCTCAAGTGCAGCAGTCAATCCCTCGACGTTGCCTTTGAGTTCTTTAATTTTGCTATCTAGAACCTCCTCATCTTCAGTTGACATCGCCTCATCAAACTCAGACTTTTTGCGTGAGTTTTCCTCCAACACCATTCCAAGTGCAACCAGTGGAGCGGTTACTAAGGCAATCTTTGCACCTAAAACTGCCAGGCCGCCGAGTGCAGCTCCTCCCAAAGACACTCCGAATAACTTTGCTGCTCCAGCCGCTGCTCCGAATGCCAGTGCCAGCCCTCCTAAAGCCCCAGTCAAAGTTTTGACGGGACCAGGCATCCGTCCGATAGTGTCCAGTAAGCGGGTTGCTGTTTCCACTAATGGAAGAACTACAGGCAGCAATGAGTCGCCAATAGTGACAGCAGTGTCTGAGAGTGAGTTACTTAATGCTGTGAACTTTGCTGCTGGTGATTCGGCAAGCAGTTCCTTAATTTTGTCCTTGTTATCTTGAAAACCCTTGCCCAAGGCGTTGATAAGCACATCAGACGTGATCTTCCCTTCAGCACCCAGCTTTTTAAGTTCGCCAACCGTCACGCCCATTTCGCGTGCGACAGGGATCAAAACACCAGGGATCTGTTCGCTGATGGATCTAAATTCATCTCCTGCAAGACGCCCAGAACCCAAGGCTTGTGCAAGCTGCATAAATGCAATTCTTGAGGACTCTGAAGTCGCCCCACTAGCAATTGCTACAGCGTTAAAACCCTTATAGATATCTTTAATTTCACTCAGCTCAATACCAAGTGGACGTAGACGTGCGTATACGTTTGCAAATTCAGTCGTCGCATCTCTTTGCGACTTATTGAACATGTCCGCATTACGCGAAATCTCTTTCAAAATCTCATCGTATTCTCCATATGACTTTGATAAAACTCGAAGTTTTAATTCCTGCTGCTGCAGTGCTGTCGCTTGCTCAATTGAAGACCGTAATGCCAGACCACTGCCTAATGAAGCTGCACCCGCTCCAAGAGCACTGATACCACCAGCACCTGCAAAGGCACCGCCAGCAGACGAGATCATATTTCGGGCACCTCGAGCAATACCTGCACGTCGCCCTGTTTGGCCTCCAAAACCTGTGGAGCCTGCTCCGCCAGGCATTGCAGGGCTGGCATAAGTATTGCGACCAATAGGGCCAATAGGGCGGCTGTATTGAGTGCCTCCCCTGATGGCAGCCCTTCTCTCGGCGTTGGTTAATTTGTCAAGCTCTCTTGTATAACCCCTGATTGCTTGCTTGCCCTTTCGCAGGGCTTCCGTTTTATTAAATAGCTCTTTACTGAGCCTTTTCATCTGATGCGCTGCAGCATCAGCGGCTACTGTGTCAGCTTTTTTAGTTGTTGTGTATTTCTTATACTCCGCCCTTGCTTTGGATAACTCAGCTCTTTTTCTAATTACTGATTGATCAAGCTTTGAATTAGCCTTGATCTGTTTCTTAATATCCTTCTCAATACGCTGAGTAGTCTTAGCCTGCGCCTTTGCAAAGTCACCAAGATTTTTTAGCGCCTTGCGGTTCTCTACATCGAGGGTATATGTAAACCTGCCTTCATTCTTAGCCGGAACAGCCACAGCAATCTCTTGTTGTATTTTAAGTTTATCGTTTAAGTGCTAATAACTTTATTTAGTGCCGCAATAACGTGTAAAGGAAGTTTTCTGCGCGAAACCAGTTGTTTATGAATCTCCTTGGTCTCGGCAATAAACTCATTAGATTCCTGGTCAAGAGGGAAAGGTAAAAATTGATCTAAACTTGGCGATGCACTCTTGTCCCCGCTAAATCCCTTGGCTACAGAAACAACAATGCCACTCAGGCGAGCAGTTGATATTGAATTTATATTTGACCACCTCTTTTCTCTATCTCCAGCTAGACGTACTACCTGATAAATCAACTTAAGTGGTAGCCGCAAAAACTGCTCAATATCAATGCCCTGACTCGCAGGTGCAGCACGAAATTCTGTGTAAACCTGCAGTAGATCTAATTCCGAGGTAGCCAGGTATTCCCGCAAAAAGGCAATACGTTTACTGACTCCCTCGGTAGTTAGTTTCCCTGGTCTGTCTCCTCTTCATCATTGTCACTTGGCCATCCATTACGCTCCCAATCGACGAACTCAAAAATATCATCAAGCAAGCGACGGGGCATTTCTCTGGTATCAGCTTCTTCCCAATCAGGAACATGTACCCATTTACTGCGCTCCTTTAGTTCTGCCCTGTAACGCATAAACAAAGTTACTGTCATTATCTTTTGCTCGCTAACTGATTGACCCTGTGTCTGAATATCAGCTAGCTCTTCAACATACTCATAAAGAAGATCTTGATTTTGATTAATATCGCTAAGGGCGTCGAGAGCTTCATGAACAGGAATTTCCTGCTTCTCAGCTACGTCCTTAGCAATCTTGAGTAGCGCGTAGGTATTCTTGGCCTGCTTTCGCGCTAAGTCTTCGATTCCTTCAATTTCGCCTGCAACCAAGTCCTTATAGATAGGGAAGCGAAATGGTTTGATGTCGTAATACTCTTTTTGGCCGAAAAAGATTTTTGAATACTTGCTCATGAAACGATGTAAAAAGAAGTATCTGCAGCCACCATCTCATTGAGTTGGTCGGCAGCATTTTCAGGGATTTCTACAGTCAAACTAACACCTTCTTCTGAAATAAGTTTCATTGGAGAAGATGACGAAGGGGCGATATACACCGCCCCCACTTCAAGTAACTCTCCCTTTGATCTGCAGTTGATGAAGTAAGACTGCTTATCCACAGAGGTAAGCAGATCAGCTTGCATCAGACAGTTGCGTAAACGTCGAGCTTAGTCGTAGCGACACTTAACTGACCAACGAATATCTGGCCGCGTGATTGGAACGTCCAGGAGTATTCGATAATTCCATCAGAAGCTGCACTTTCGGATACACCAGTAATGCAGGCATTAAATGCGCGAGTGTTATATAAGTGGTTAGACCCCGTTTTACCTAAGTAGGTTAATACCTCGACAAACAATTCACGATCAGGGTCGTTCTCAGACTTCATGATCATGACCAGTGCATCGTCAATTGCTTGGCTAGCCTTTTTCGAGGTGGAGTCAAGCTCCTGAATAAAGAAAGCGGTACACGCCAGCTCACCGGACATGGTAGTTCCCACGCTGTCACGGAAACCATCGTCACCCATCAGGAAGAATTCCTGGGAAGTTGGTGATGGGGTGTATTCAGCAGAGGTCAGACCCTTGATGAATTTTGTGCCGGAATAAGCAGAACCCGGAATTGTATAAGTACCGTTCGGGTCACCATCGCCGTGGTCATCGGGCGTTGCACGGGCATTGCCTGTTTCTGAAATTCGGACAAGACGATCACGCCCTTTTAGAAAAGCGGATCCTGGGAGTTGAGCCATTAGCTTATCTCTGTGTGGATTGAGTAGTCGGGGATAGTTACTTTCAAACTTTCAAACGATATGTCTGTTTGTGGTGTGTACACCGCTGTATCCATATCAGGGAAGGCTCGAAAAAGAAGCAACCTAAGATTCTCTAAGGTTACGGTTGTGTCGTAGCTAGTTAAAGTTACGGTCCAAAAT